CAACCAGACCATGAAGGACGCGATGTGCGACGTGGTCGATACCGGGCTGGAATACAAGAGCGAGGGAGTCTGGCTCGACATCGGAGCTAACGACGGCTATCTGCTGACCCAGCTTCCCAACGAGCACAAGTGGACCAAGATCGCCTGCGAGCCGGCGCTGAACTTCACCGCCCAGTTGCAAGAGCACTGCGACCACGTCATCCCCGACTACTTCTCGTCGGATCACGACTGTCTCAAAAATAAGACACGGGGCGCCTGCGACGTCATCACCTCCTGCGCCTGCTTCTACGACGTCGATGATCCCAACGCCTTTGTCGGACACATCAAGAAGGCACTGGCTCCGGGCGGGGTCTGGATCAACCAACTCAACGACAGCCCGACGATGCTCAAGACCAACGCCTTCGACAGCGTCGTCCACGAGCACCTGTGCTACTACGACATCCCGAATCTAGTCAAGCTCTACAGCCGCCACGGCCTGACCATCACTCGGGTCAGGTTCAACGAGGTCAACGGCGGCAGCATCCGAGTCATGGCTCACCACGATTTCGACGCCAGCCAGAAGATCCTGCTCCATGAGCTACCGAGATGTCGCCCCGAGAAAGTCGAAGGCTTTGCCAAGCGAGTGGTGCGCTGGAAGGAAGTAATGCAGGAGTGGATCGACGGCCTGAAGCACCCGCTCTGGGGGGTGGGAGCCAGCACCAAGGGCTCGACCATGCTCCAGTATCTGGACCGCAGCGCCCAGTTTGTCGGCGTCGCCGACCGCAATCCCGACAAGGTCGGCAAGCTGATGGTGGGTAGCTGGGTGCCGATCACCGACGAGCCGACATTCCGGAGAGCCGATCCCAAGTACGCGGTGGTTTTCCCCTACTCGTTCAAGCGGGAGATTCTGGAGCGGGAGAAGTTTCTGCGCGAGACCGGAACCACGTTTATTTTCCCGCTGCCCGAGATCGAGATGGTGCTGTGAAGAACCGTGGCTTGGCCCAGATGCTCGGCAACAGCACCAACGGCGTCCCGGAGTTCGTTGCCCCCCTGTTGCCCGATTTGGGCTGTGCCGTCGATGTCGGGGCCAACAACGGCATCTTCCTCAGCAACACGCTGGAGTTCGAGCTATCCGGCTGGACGGTCCTCTGCATCGAGCCCAACCCACTGCTGGTCGAGGAGGGCCGGGCGTGCCGCAGGCTATGGAGACAGGTGGCGGCCGGAGAGACCGAGCGGATCGCCGACTTCTCCTCAGTCGATCAGTATCCCTATGCCTCCAACTCCGGGGTCGAGATCAGGCATGGTGGGGCGCATCTGACCACCTCGCGGCACCGTGTCCAGATGATGCGGCTGGACGTGATCTTGGAGCAGGCCGGATTCCATCAACTCGACTTGGTAACCATTGATGTCGAGGGCTACGAGCCCGAGGTGTTGCGGGGGCTGACGCTGGAGCGGTGGAAGCCAACGATTCTGGTGGTGGAGAGCCTGCCCGACAAGATCGGTCCGCCAGCGGGATACGAGAGAATCGGGCGGTTCGAGTACGACACCGTGTTCAAGCGCCTGTGAGGGTTGCCGTGCTGTGCCCTACTCGCGGGCGCCCGGAGGGATTCAAGCGACTATGCGAGTCGGTCCGAGACACCTCGACCAGCGCAGTGGTGCGGGGATACGTCGACGACGACGAGATCGGCAGCTACCCCGTCGGTTGGGGGCCAACCTGGGCCTCTGGTCCTAGGGTTGGTCCGGTGGCGGCGATGAATAAGCTGGTGGAGTTGAACCCCGACTACGACCTCTACGGCATGGTGCCCGATGACGCGGTCATGGAGACCCCGGGGTGGGACCAGCGCATGGCCGAGGTGGCGGCTAGATTCGAGGGCGGTGTCGGAGTCGTCTCGCCGGCTCACAATCTTGGCGACCACGACGACATGCCGTTCGTGACCAAGCGGTGGGTTGAGGCGCTGGGGTGGTTCGCCTATCCCGGGGTATACCACTGGGCATGGCCCACGGTGATCTCGGCGCTGGGAGAGGGGATTCAGGCAATCGTCAGGCCGAAAGACGTCGTCATACGCCACGATCATGCCGCCCCCTCCAACCAGGAGATGTCCCGCGAGGACGCCAAGCAGTTCTATGCCTTCATGGCCTATCGTTATCCAACCGCGCTGAGGGTGCTTCGCGATGCCTGTGGAACACGTTGAGAGGGTGGGGGGTGGCAGCAATATCCCGTTGGCGCTCTGGATTCAGGGCCACTTCCCGCAGGGGTTCAGGGGCTACGCGATGGACATAGGCGCCTCGGACGGATTCAACGTCTCGACCACCTACTATCTGGAGAAGGACCTAGGCTGGAATGTCCTCTGTGTCGAGCCCAATCCCAGATACGCCGACAAGCTCAACGACTGCCGACGCTTTGTCAGAATCCTTGCCTGTGGAGAGCGACCGTCCGACGAAGCCACCTTTCACATCAACACCGACAACCCCGAGGCGTTCTCGGCCCTGAGGCGGACCAACCACCCCGAATGGCACGCCGCGCCCTATGCGGTCTGGGATCAGATCAAGGTCAAGGTCCGGACCGTGGACCAACTGATGGAGCAACAGGGCTGGCCGAGTCTGGACGCGCTCTGCGTCGACACCGAGGGCACCGAACTCGACGTGCTGAAGGGCGCCAATCTGGCCAAGTGGAAGCCGAAGTGTTTGGTGGTGGAGAACTGGGACGCCGGCAGCACCGATGAGTATCTGAAGCCGTTTGGCTACAAGCGCGTCGCGCGCTCGATGCACAATGATTTGCTGGTTCTGAATGCCTAGCCAGTTCCACGAGGACCGACTGATCAGGGTGCTGTTCCCGGCCGGATTTGTCGGTTACGCCTGTGAGGTGGGGGCCGGCGATGGGGTCCACCTCAGCAACACGCTGTGGCTTGAGCAGGAAGGCTGGGACGTGCTCTGCATCGAGCCGTTCGAGGAACTGTTCGTCAAGGCCAGCGCCAACCGGAAGCGAGTAGTTCAGGTCGCCTGCTCGGACTGCGAAAACCCAGAGGGCAAGCTGATCGTCTACCGACTCCAAGGGTCCGCCAATCACGGCGTGATTCCGGTCATTGAGCCTCCCGGAGAGCGGTTCGCGAGGGCTTTCATGTCCAAAAGGCCCGGAAGCATCGACCACCAGCCGGTGAAAACCGCGAAGCTCGACACCCTGCTGGAGCGGGCCGAGTTCCCGAGGCTGGACTTTCTCTCGGTGGATGTTGATGGCACCGAGGTCCGGGTCATGCGCGGGATGGACCTGGAGCGGTGGAAGCCCAAGGTGGTACTGATCGAGAACCCGTTCAATGACCAGGTACTACACGGACACTTCACCGATCGCGGCTACCACAGAATCTGTCAGGGGATCGGGAAGATGAACGACGTCTACGCCCGAGCCGAGTGGTCCGATAGGCTGTACGAGGCAATCTCTCAGGAGTTGGATAAGATTCTGGAGGAGGAGAAGGTATGAGCGAGGTCGTATTCACGATGCCCGGGAAAGCGGGCGACGCCCTGCATCAGTGGCCAGTCGCCTACCACTGGGCCAAGCAGAACGAACAGAAGATCACGCTCTGGCTGGACGAAAAGTCCTGCAAGATCGTAGCTCCGCTATTCGAGGCCCAGCCCTGCGTGGAGAAGGTGGAGTTCAAGCCGGGGATCGAGAGCTACAACGTCGGTGGCCAGCCCTTCCACTTCGATCTGGATACCAAGGAGCACGAAGGCAAGCTGATCTACCACCTGGGAATGCGGAGCTTCCCGCAGCGCCAGCTGACGCTCCACTGTCTGGCCGAGTCGGGAGTCCCGGTCAAGGTCGACCCCGACACCCTGACTGACGAGGTCTCTCTGGCGACCACGGTCCAGTTCAAGCGCAACCGGGTGATCCTCCACGGCCAGGCGGTCTGCCCGCACACCCGGACCACCCCCAACTTCTGGAAGTTCCTCTACCAGATTCAGGGAGACTTGGAGACCCGGTTCGACGAGATCGTGTTCGTCGGCGACGCCAGAGACTTGGAAGTCGCGGCCCGCACCTATCCCAAGTGGAAAACCTTCGACGACAAGGGCAACTTCAAGGTGCTGGCTGACTACATGGACGCCAGCCAGTTGGTGATCGGAGTCGGCAGCAGCGTGGTGGTGCTGGCCAGCCTGCTCAAGATCCCCAGCATCCGGGTGCACGACCCGATCAGCGATGCCCCCAAGGTGATCTGGGAGAACCTTCAGCGGGCGCATCTCAACGACTTCGAGGTCGAGCTACGCAAGTCGTGGCCTAGCTGGCGGGACCAGTACTTCCCGCTCAAGGTGCTGACGCCGTGAAGCGGACTTTCGGAGAACTCATCGACCGGCTCTCAATCGTGAACGTGAAGCTGTTCATGGTTCAGGACCGGGTCAACTTCTCAGCCAAGACCGACCAATCTCTGGACGCCAAGACCACCAAGAAGCTGGTAGACCTGAACTCGGAGCGGAACAAACTCATGACGGCAATCGACCAGTGCTTGGACGACTCGATCAGGTCCGGCAGGGCGGAGGTGGACCCCCACACCAAACTTGATTGACGAGCGTCTCAAGACGTTCTAGCGTCAGACGTTGATGAGGTGGGGCAGGGAGGCCCCGACGATGCAGGGAAAGTATCCCTCGGGCGAAGTCCAGACCGAGCGCAGCCAAGCCGTATCCTCGGCGCGCATCATCGAATTGGTCGACAGCCGGCGAACTGATTCGATCCGGTACAACTCCAGCCTGTTCAACAAGTTGAAGTCGTACTACGAGACCTACCGCGGTCTCTGGTCGGGCAAGCTCAACCAGTTCCGGAACCAACTCTCCATCCCCTTCACCTTCGCCATGATCCAGTCCGACGTGGCGCGGAAGGTCCAGACCAGCTTCGGCGCTTGGCCGATCGTCACCTTCGAGGGCTACGCCCCCGAGGACGTGGCGAGGGCCAAGAAGAACGAGGTGCTGATCTCGGCCCAGATGAAGGACGCCGACTCGATCATCCGCGCGGTGGACTTCTTCCTTCAGGCCGACATCTGCGGCACTGGCATCGCCCGCTTCGGCTGGAAGAACCTGACCCGCAAGAACAAATACCGGAAGATGGAGACCATCGCCCCCGGACTGACCATTCCGGTGCTCTACGAGGAAGATTCCGAGCTATTCAACGGCCCGGTCTGGGAGACGGTCGACCGGCTAGATTTTTGGCAGCAGCCAGCCATCAAGCGAATCGACGACATGGCGTGGGTGATTCACCGCTACTGGGCCGACCTCGACGATTTGATGGAGGACGCCGCAGGCCCCAACCCCTACTTCGACCCGAGAGCCGTGCGGCTGCTGGAAAGCGCCCCGCTGGTGGGTTCGGGTTACAGCGAGTTCATCGAGCGCAAGCTGGCGTTCCGGAACGAGTTCGACCACATCGCGCGGCAGAACGAGCGGTTCGCCAAGCCCATAGAAATCTGGGAGATGCACGGGCTGGTGCCCTCTGAGTTCACCACCGACGGGGTCCGGAGCCGCTGTATCGCGATCGGTAACGGCCGGGTGGTGCTGAAGAATCGCGAAGGGCCGATGGCCAACCAGCAGAAGCCCTTCCTGTCCTACTGCCCGATGCCCGACCCCTACAGCTTTGACGGCATTGGCAAGGCCGAGATCGCCTACGGCCCCCAGCGCACCATCGATCGGATCGGCAACCAGAAGCTCGACGCCATCGACCTGGTGCTGGACCCGATGTGGGCCGCCAGTGACGGGGCTCTCAACAACCAGTCCCAGAACCTGTTCACCCGCGCCGGAAGGGTTCTTCTCCTCAACGGCCCCGCCGATGAAACCAGCCTCCGCGCGCTGGTCCCAAACACCAACGGCCTCCAGATGGCCTACACCGAAATGGGCCAACTCCACCAGTTCATGCAGGTGGGGATGGGGCTGAACGACATCATCATGGGGATGCAGTCTGGAGACCGCGAGACCGCCCGAGGGACTCTGGCAAGGCAGGAGAACGCGCTTACGAGGCTTGGGATGGAGGCGGCGCTAGCAGAGCAGGGGTTCATCGAACCGCTAGCCAACGCATTTCGCCACATGGACCGGCTCTGGCTGCCTCTACCCCAGGAACTGAAGATTCTGGGCAGCATGGCGTTCGTCAACCCGATCACCGGGCTGCCCTATCCGCAGGAGTCGGTGCAGGTCGACCACGACGATCTGGCCCCCGATTACCGAGCCCGAGCCGTCGGCGCCTCCCAGATGATGGGCAAGTCGGTCAAGCAGCAGAACTTCCTGGCGCTGCTCCAGATGATGTCGGCCAACCCGGTGATGATGCAGATGGTCAACTGGGCCAACTTCGCCCGGCAGGCGTTCGAGTTGTTCGACTTCAAGAACGTGGACGAACTCTTGGTTCAGACCGTCCCGATGATCAACCAGATGGCTCAGGACACCGGTCAGAGCCCGATGAACGTCGCCGGGATGGCGAGTCAAGACCTCGAACAGCTAGACCCCAGCGTGTTGGGGCAGATGGTCCAGTCTCAGGACTTGGGCCGGCTGGCGGCAGCATAGATGCTGACCCCAGAGCAGGCCCAGCAAGTCAGCATCGTTCTCAGCCTCGGAGGCTGGAACGAAGTGATGAAGCCCGCACTGCTTCAGCGGCGGGAGGTAGCGATGAGTGCCCTTGTCTTGTCCCGGTCCGAACGACAGACCAAGTTGAAGGGCACCGACTTCGACACCGACGACGACGTCCTCAGAGCCATTGTCCGGGACTGTACCTGGATGGCGAGCATCTGGGACACCGAGTTGAAGGTGGCGAGGCACAACCAGCAGCGCGACGAACTCGACGCTGCAACAGCCAGATAATGGCTGCCATGTCCTCACCGGCGAACCCGTGAGGGAGAGGGAGTCTCAAGGATGAGCGAGCCCACAGGCATTCCTGATCCGAGCCCCGATCTGGCTGGTTACCCCGATACCGGATCATTGGTGCAGGGATACCGACAGTCGGGAGCCGAAGCCCAGCGCCAGAAGGCGCGTGCTGATGCTGCCGAACAGCAACTTCAGGCCCTGATGACTGCGAACCAGCGTCAGGCGCCACCCCAGAACCACTACGACCCGGGCGCCGAGTTGGAGACGCTGGGGATTCCGGTCCGTGCTCTCGATGCCTACGTCGAGAACAAGGTGCAGGGCCGGATCGCCGAGGCGTTCGGGCCGATTGCGGCCGGCTTCAC